CGGAAGCAGAAGGTCGGCGGTGGCGAAAGTGATCGCGTCCTTGTGGTAGACAAGGTTCTGCGGGTAGTAGGTGCTGGCAGCGCCCAAGAGCGTAACAGCAGCATCAGCCTGCGGGAACGAATCGACAGTTGCGAGAGCGTTTGCCGAAGTGTAGATCGCCGGCGAGAACGTGACGCTGGCGAATTCCGTGCCGGACGACGTGACCGTGTTGGTCGCGACGAACTGCTGGAGCGAGCCGGTCGATTCACGGGTCTGCGGGTTGACCGCGTAGACGCCAGCAATCGTGAACACATCGCCGGGGACGATGGTTTTTGCGTTGGTGGCCGACTTGAATGTGATCGTCGAAGTGCCCTGCGTAGCAATCGTGGTCTTGACTGCGAGCGCGTCCGTACGGACAGCCGAACCCGTCAAGAACTGACGGACAGACTGCGACATGTTCACTTCGTCGAGGCCAAGGATGCCTTCGCCCATCATGCCGTTCTTGAACTGGCGGCTGATGGTCGATGTTGGGTTGAACAGGCCCTTCATGCCTTCCACGAGACCGGCGTTAGCAGCCGGGTTCACCGTGGCGTAGCGCGGGGACATGGGAGTGGCGAACTCGTTGAGCTTCTGCTGAGCCTGAAGCAGGACGAGCGAAGTAGCCGGAGTTGTGCCAGGCGTGCCAACCGAGTTGTAGATCGACGAGAACGAGCCAGCAACATCAGCGTCGATGCTCGAAGCAAGCTGCGAGATACGAGGCTTAAGAACGCGCTCAGCGAAGTCGTCCAACTGCATGGTCAATTCGGCAGACGTAAAGTTCACGCCGATATGCTTCTGCGAAGAAACAGTGAGGGTCGTGTACTGTTCGTTGTCGTCCTGAACCTGAAGCGCAGCGCCGTCTGTGACCAGAGCGCGGTCGGGCAGACGGATGCGGAGGGTCGAGCCAATCTTGGCGCCTTCAACAGCGAACGAGTCATCGTAAGCGCGGTTGACGTTACGTGTGAGTACCAGATTGTTCTCCAGAATTTCCAGAGACTTACGGGTAATCATGTCAATAGTAAGAAGCGAATTGCCCATTTTACGTATCCTGTAAGATTAACGGTTGCGTTGCGCTTCCAGCTTCTTGATCTGTCGCATACGTTCAGCCTCAATCCATTCCGACGTACTCATAGATTTCATTGAGCGAGGGTCGGTAGTATCGAATGATGACGCCCCAGATGACCGGGAATTAGCGATAGGTGCAATAGGCGCGGGAGCATTGGATGTTTTTTTAACCGGAGGATTAGAAGCCAATTTGACTTCAATCTTGCCGATTTCTCGCGCTTGCAGAATAGGCGGCAGAGAGGCAATGCGATTAGCCTCTTTCGGGTTGGAACCTAGCCAATAAATGACATCGGGACCATTGTCCGAGGCTTGGATCGTTTGGGCCATCACGTCCGTGACGGGGAGGTTTGGATTGTACGCGACTTGTTCAAAGTCGTCGTAACGCGTCCGCGCGTCCTCTTCCTTTTCGTGATAGACATCCAAAAGCGCGGCTTGTTGCTTTGCCGTTTCCCGACGATCCAACAATTCTTGAGCTTTGCGTTCAGCCAATGCTTCCGCATAGGCTTGGGCATTATCAAAATCGTTAACATCTGGCGGGTTAATTGGAGCAGCCCTGCGGGCTTCCAATTCGGTTAGGCGTTGTGCCTGCTCACGTTCCCACTTACGCTGTTCGCGTGCAAGACGCTTTCCGACAATGGCATCAAGCTCTTCTTGCGAAAAAGACTTAGACGCTTCCGTCGTGGATTCGACCGGCTGGGTATCGTCAGCAACAGGAGCCGCCGTGGCGTCCGCTACCGGCGCGGTGTCAACCGCTGATAGTTCAGGAGCTTCATCGCTCATAGGTTATGTTTCCTCACGGAATCCTGATGTACCGCATCAGTACGGTTTAGGCTGAAAGGCTTGCCACTTTTTCTTGGAAAGCCTTAACACGGGCTTCAAGAGCCTGTGCATCTTTGTTAAGCTTGGCTTCGCGGTCGTCCAATGAGGACGCCGTTTTAGCCAGCGAAATTTCGCGGGCGTCGCAAGTTTTAGCGCGAGCTTCAAGTGCAGCTTGCGCGGCTTCAAGTTCAAGACTTGCAGCAGAAACTTCCAAAGCACGTTTTTCGGCTTCCAAAAGTTTAGCGTTGGCTTCATCAAACAGGCTGCGAACGTCGATTTTGGCAACAGCGCGTTCTTCAAGTGCGGCCTGAAGTTCAGCAGCAGCCTTGGCACGGTCAGCCGAAGCTTCGCGGGCAGCGTTCAAACCACCGTTCAAAACGGTCAGTTCGTCGCGGATCGTAGCCATAGCGGCCAAGTTCAGCGGAAGCTGACGCGTAAAATAGTCGATGTAGTCCATATGCGGGAGGTCGTTCGAAACGTTCATGGCGTGCGATCCTTACGCATAATAGCTGATATTGAGCTTAGCGCCGGAGACTTGCTCAATAAACTTAATTTTGGTCAGGTCGCCATCATACTGAAGCGTGACGCCAACCGCGAGGGGCATCCCAACCGACGAAGAAGGGTTAACGTCGTCATCGCGCCAACGAACAGCCTGACCTTCAGGCACAATCATAGCAATGGTTGGGCGGCAGTTAAGACCGTTCAAATCAATCTGCGGAACCGTCAAACCGGTCGCTGTATTGAGAGACGTAATCTGCTGATAGCCAAGGCGGGTCGTGATAGCTTTCAGGTTAACCGACATTTAACTGATCCTCTTGCGTTCCGTGAACGACCGAATTTCCACGAAATACTCCATCAGCGTTGATGGTGCGGGTGGCGTCGGGTTGTAGACGATGTTTACAGCTTGGCCCGCAATAGTGTAGACACCGTTTTGCGGAAAAAGCAAGCGTGTTTTGATTAGGTTTGCTGTCTGTCCTGTAACAACGTAACTGCCCGCAGAAGCGTTCAGAACATAGATGTTACGCATTGAGATCGTTATTGACTGCCCATTTATGGCATATGAGCCATAATTAGGTGACAATTGACGATTTCGTAGTAGAATAGCCGATTGGCCTGTTAGCGCATACGAACCATTGGACGCTATCAAAGCGCGTGCTTTGGCAATTACCGCTGATTGCCCCGTAACCAAATACGCCCCGTATAGGGTGTTAAGCGCGCGGTTACGTGTAATGCTGACTGTTTGACCGTTAACAGAATACGAACCGTTAGATAGGTTAAGCGCCCGCGTCCTCAAAATAATGGCTGATTGGCCTGTAACTGAATAGGACCCGTTTGACGGCGTAAGCGTCCTGTTGCGGGCAATAATGGCCGTTTGGCCTGTTACAGCATACGACCCATTGGACGGGCTAAGCGCGCGGTTACGAAGAATAACGGCTGTTTGACCTGTTACCGCATATGAGCCGTTTGATGGGGTAATGACGCGGTTACGAGCAATAGCAACCGTCTGACCCGTAAGCGCATACGACCCATTATTGGCTGTAAGCGTATACCCCGGCGTATACGTAATGACGATAATGCCTTGAGTGCCGGTGCTAGAGGTTCCGCCGGTGTTAGCGTTGCCGCCGCCACCGCCGCCGTAACCGCCGCCATTACCGCCACCAGCAGGCGTTGAACCGCCAGCAGACCCGCCGCCGCCGGAGCCCGGACCATAAGTGCCGCCCGCAGTAGCGGTCCAAATACCGTCTTGGGAACCGTTGCCGACAGCGCCGGAGCCCGTTGCACCGCCGCCGCCGCCCCCATTTGTGCCGCTTGTCCCGGCAGCACCGCCGCCGGTTCCGCTTCTATTGTTGCCGCCCGTGCCGCCGGTTGACGTGGTAGCTGTTGCGCCCGCAGAACCATTGTTCGCGCCACCGCCGCCACCACCGCCGTTACCAGATGCGGTTTGACCGCCACCGTTTGCGCCAGCACCATTCGGACCCGCGCCACCACCACCGCCTGCGCCGCGGTTGTTGCCGCCGGACGATGTGCCGCCATCGCCACCGGAAAACTTAGTTGTACCGGTTGAAGCAGATGCTTGACCGCCAGTACCGCCGGTGCCGGTGCTTGGAGCCCCGCCGCCTTTGGCTACAAGTGAGGTGCTATTAAAGGTTGTGTCGCCACCGGCTTGCGCGCTTGTAGTGCCGCCAGCGCCGATTGCATATGAAATACTTGCGCCGGGCGTCGCAGAAAAATTGGTGATTTGAGCGTAAGCGCCACCACCGCCGCCGCCCAAAGAACCAGAGTTCAAAACCTTACGGCCAGCCGACCCACCACCGATAGCTTCGATAGTGTTGTTGCTACTGTTCCAATCAGATGGAACAGTCCACGATGTGCCGCTGGTTAAGACTATGACGGGCATTAAACCGCAACACCCGCAGGAGGTGTGAAAGAATTAGCCGCTGCGTCGTACGTCCAATCTATGTTGCAGTCTATATCGTCAATGTTCACCAAAACGCACCCAAGCGGGGGTGCATCGACAGAAGCATCTGCGATAATAAGATTTACAACAAGGTTTGTACCCGTATCAACGACAGCGGCTCGCATTTAAGCACCCTATTAGGTAGCTTGGAACACACCATTTGTGCCGTCGAGCGTGACAGTCACAGTCTCGCCAGCCGCAACAGCTTGGCTGGAACCGTAATCCCAATACGCCACTGGGGTGCTGGTTGTGCTGTCCCACAAGATAGCATAGCGGAACGTAAACCCGCCGCCTGTAGCCGTCCAAGCCGCCGGGCTGGATAGAAC